TTCAGAAAACAACATTGAAGTTCCTGATAATTTTTTGGATGATTTTGGGAAGGAACTTAACAAAGGAATTGGCAGTATTGTAAAAAGTATTTATGAAGAAGTTCTTGAAGAGAATTCAATTAAAACCAAATAAAATTGGAGGAATTAAAGATGAAGATGTCTAAAGAGGAACTTTTGAAGTTGCTGAAGGATCAAGTAAGTGCGCTTGTATCCACTGATGAGTTTTCCAATACGATTAAAGACGCATTGAAAAGCCATATCAAAGATATTCAGAATGATGTTCAAACACCTTTTTCTGGTGTTGCTGCAAGGGATATCGCCGCATCCATGCCTTTTGCAAAGGTATCCGGTAATTACATGACTACCAAGCAAGGTTCTGTTATGAATCTTGCAAATAAACAAAACCCTTGGGTTTCTGTTTCTGAAGAAGTATCCAATTGGGCAAAAGACTTCACCGCTTATCTGAAAACTGGTGTTGTTGGTAAGTTCATGAATGAAGCCGTTGACACTGAGGGTGGTTATCTGGTTCCACCGGAATTCCGGGCAATGATGATTATGTATGATTCTGAACCGACTCTGGTATGGAATCGTGCAACTGTTTGGCCGATGTCTGGTGAAAAAATGTCGTTCCCCAAACTGGCACAAAACCCTGACGTTGATGATGTTGGTTTTGATCATTTTGCTGGTGTGTCCTTTGAATGGACTGAGGAATCTGGTGAGCCGAATGCTTCCCAACCTGAATTCGGTATGATTGATATGATCGTGCATGAACTGGCCGGGTACACGGAAATCACCAATACCCTACTTGATGATTCTATTGTTAATCTGCTGAACTACCTTACCCGCATGTTCCGCGCCGCATGGTATTACTATACTGATAAGGATTTCCTTGTTGGTACTGGTGGTAAGCGTCCCCTTGGTGTTATCAATGATCCTAGCGTACTTTCTGTGAATCGTGCTGTTACCAACAACATCAAATTTGATGACGTATTGGCAATGGAAGCAAAACTTCCTGCGGTATTTGATCCCAATGCCGTTTGGTTCATTACCAAGAAGGCGCGAGCAAATCTGCGTGGTCAAAAGGTTTCTGGATCTTCTGATGAATTGGTATTGCAAGAGAACTACAGCGACCTCTCCAAAGGTTATAACATGACCATTCTTGGAAAGCCTGCATTCCTCGCTGATGGAAAGCAGCCTGCACTTGGTAGTGCTGGTGATTTGATTTACGGTGATTGGTCGCAATACTACATTGGATTCCGTGAAGAGTTCTCGATGGATTCCTCACGCCACTTCCAATTCCGTAAGAATCGTACTTCTCTGCGCTGTGCTGGTCGCGTTGATGGACAAGCAGCAATTCCCCAAGCGTTTGTTATTCTCAATGCGTAATAATTAAAAACATTGATTTAAACATCATTTAAAGGAGAAATAAAATGTACGATATTCTTAATACCCATAGAGTGGAAGAATTCATTCCCTCTGCTGCTGAGTCGTTTGGTGACGCTGCTGCAAATGCACCGGATGATAATGGTGTGGATTTGTGGGCAAATAAACAATTGCCCAATCGTATGCTGCTTCTTATCTCGGTAACTGCTGTTGGTGAGGGTGGAACTCTTGATTTGATTGTTCAGGACTCTCCTGATAAAACCACTTGGGATGCTGACTTTATTACCATTCCGCAAATCACTGCGACTGGTCTGTATCTGGTTGTAGTTGATGATCCCAATCGTTATGTCCGTATCAATCACGATGTAGGTACTGCTGATATCACCTTTGGCGTTACCGCTCTGACCTTTGAAAATCAGCGGCTGCCTGTAACTCAATCTGGCACCGCTCTGGTTGGTGTTTATGGTGATGGTCGTAGTGGTAAGGTTGCTGCTGTGTAATTGATAAAACAGCGTCTGTAAGTAAGTAAACAGAAGGGGATACGGATAGATTCTGTATCCCCTTTTTTAAATCAAATATAAAGGGTGCTGAAAATGAAAAGAGTAAAATTACTTGATGGTGATTTAATTCGTCGAATGGGTGGAGTATTCCAAACACTTGAGGATTCTGTATCTAATTCTTTAGTTAAAAGCGGAAAAGCAAAAGAGCTTGAAAGTGTTTGTGAAGATATTGGGGTAACTGATGATGAAGATGTGGATATGAATGATTCAGATGATAATATTGATATCCCACTGTTAGAGCCTTATCCCGGTAAGAATGACCCTATATTTGATATTTAGCACATAGGAGCATTGTCATGGCATTAGAAGCAAGTGCTTTAATTGATATACATATGTACAATGAGTTTTCAGGAGAATCAATTGAGGAAGGAGAACATGCTACGGAAGCACTTATAAATTTTGCCTCTGTAGCAATGGAAAGTTTTTGTAAAAGGCTATTGAAGGCTAGGGATTTTAGTTATGATCCTGCTGATGATTCCTATGATCCTGATAGAGCAATCTTTGATGGTGTTTATAGTGATATATTCTATCTACCACTATCACCAATTAATTCTATAACTGAATTGTGGATTAGTGACGATATCATACCATTAGCCGTTGACCATAATGACCTTAACGGTTATTTTATGTATAGATCAGCGGGTAAATTGGTTTATTCCTATGGCTTTGATGGTGGATACAATCAGAATGTAAAACTTAAATGGAATGGCGGTTTTAAAAACACATCAATGGAAATGTTTGAATTACAGCATTTGTGTTATGAACTGATTACTATCATAAAGGGTTCTGGAACCTCACCCGTATTTGCTTCGGAAAAGATTGGTAACTACTCTTATCAGAAGTTTAATCCTATTTTATTGAATCAGTTACAGGGATTCAGTCCAATGCTGTTTAATAGGTTGAGTAGATATAAGAGAAAGGTGTTTGCATAATGTCTTTTCAAAATCTATTGAATCAGAAATGTAAGATTGAACGAGGCACTTTTACAAAGGATGCTCGGGGCAATAAAAATAAATCATGGGAATTGGTGAAAGAGGATGCAAAATGTCGCATAAATGCCCAATCAATTAATTCCTCAGATCTATCTCAAGGACAATCAGGACAGGAACTATCTAATAAATATATTGGTTTCTTTTTAAAGTCACAAGACATAAAGCGTGGTGATCGTGTAACATGGTATGACACAGTTCTTTATGTAAAAGATGTTCCAAAAGTGTTTGGTATGACCACATTTCATCATATAGAAGTATCTCTTGAACTGCATGAGGGGTAATGTTTATGAGTTTTGTGAATGATGTTTATGCAGAAAAACTCAAATTAAGGAAATCAGTTTATAAAAAGAAACTATTCAAAAGAATAACGGAAGATATACTAGAACCAATCCTTGATAATGTTGAAGACGAAGGAATGCATTTTATTGATTGGGCTGGACAATACATTGTAGCAAAGCTTCAACACAGAATATTATCAACCACAGGAACAAGTGGAAAGTACACCATTGTTGAAGTAACTGAAGGTGGTGGTCGTGATGGTAAAAACTCATATGAAGTAATTGGTGAATATAGATCATCAAGGGATGGTATGCCACCTAATTCTTCCATTGGTGAAGCAGGAGTACCCTCAGGAACATTGTTGGAATCAATAAGCTATGAAGTAGATAGTGACGGCACATTACGTTACGGTGTATTAGACTCAACTGGAACGGAATATGAATCATTATACTTCATTGGTGGTAAGATATTTGTTTCTGCGGATGGTAGTGGAGAAAAGACTTCTGTAACGGATTATTCAAGATGGTTAGATGAAGGGTTTACAAATAAAGACGGTAAAGATGTTGCTGCCAGACCTTGGTTTAAAGAATGGATGGATAAAGAAGTAAGACCAAAAGTAAAGAGCCAACTAAAACGAAAAATGCGGGGAGCATTAAGAAGATCAACCAGAAGAAGAAGTGTTTACAAAGCGGTTGTTTTCAGTGTCTATTTTGAAGAGGATTAAACTATGTATCAATTAAAAGACAAGATATATGAAACGGTCATAAATGATTCAGAGTTAATTTCCCTTCTAAATATTACTGAAGAAGAGACAAGGGTGGCAACAACTTACCCATCAGATGATATTTTATATAATGATATAACCCCTGCCCTTTTGATTTACGGAATGGTAATAACCCGAAGAAGCCATCAATGGTCTTATCCAAATCAAACGGGTAATGCTTTTCTTTATTTTAGAATAAATTCAATTGATAAAATGGTAATGGAAAATATTGCAGAGAGGTTGATTGTTTTGTTTGACAAATCGGCTGTAGAATCGGATAATTGGATAGCAAAAACTTCTATGCTTAATGGCTCAACTGAAAAATCTCCTGAAGGAAGTCCATCACAACCAATTTATATTCTGGATGTTTCTTTTAGGTTATCAAATATATTCAGCAAATAATTTCACTGTAGAAAGGATATACTTCTAAAGTTAAAGCTTCTCTACAGTTTCAGGGGTAACACATAAACAAAACAAATAACAAACTAATTTTTAAAAAGGAGAAATATCATGGCAGTTGGATACGCAAAGGCGTTTGACTCTGCAAACATCTCCATTGGCCCTGCGTTCATCTATTATAACGGTGTACACTTGGGTCACACTTATGGCGGTGTTAGCGTTTCAATTACGCAGAATGTTTTTGAGCTTAAATCGGATCAGTATGGTGAAACACCTGTTCGTACTCAGGATGCTGGTGTCTCGATTGATGTTACCGCAAACCTTACTGAATCAACTTTCGCAAACCTGCAAGTGTTGTTTGCATCCGCAAGTCTTGTATCTGAGGATGAGGGGCCTCCGCTGATTACGGAACACCTTGAATTTGGTAAACCCATTGGTGGATCAATTACGGCCTATCCTCTGATTGTTGAGCCCACGGATGGTTCTGATATTATTACCATCTATAAAGCTGCACCAAACATTGGTTCTGCAATTGAGATTGCTTTCAACAATGAGTCCCAACGAGTATATGCAACTACCTTCAAAGGTCTGATTGATGACTCTCGTGCAGAAGGTGATCAGCTATTCCGTATTGGTGGTTATGACGCATCTATTGAATAATTGATTAACTGGTAACTTTTAGGGGATTTCTCAATAGTGGGGAATCCCCTATTTATCAATGGCAAACAAAAAGGCTAAAAAGGAGAAACACAAATGGCTACCGAGATTGTTGACTTTTCTGATTTGATGGATGACCAAGAATTTAAAATTAAAGATGATGTGTTTGTCATTCCCTGCATTTCAACGGAACAAGCAATGAAATTGATGAGCACTGGTAAAGAATCCTTTGGTAAAAAGGATGGTGAAGAAAAAGAAGATGATGATTCAATCAATGACAAATCCTTTGATGGTTTGGCAAAGTACATTGCATCAATCGTTATTGTGAAAGAAACAGGAAATCCGATTGAGATTCCCTACATCAAGAAACACTGGCCCATCAAAGTTCTGCATAAAGTTGTTCAGTTAATTAACACTCAATTCTCAACTGCATCAGATATTGACAAAGAATCTGAGGGAAACTAATAAATCAGGGTATAGAGTTCTTTAAGATAATAAGGGAGAGTAATGGTGGTATTAAACTAAATGAAATCCTGTCTATGCCCTATAGAGAATATATAGTTTTAAGGAGAGCAGCGGAAATAAATATCATTGAGGATAGAATCTCTAATATAATTGATATTTCCGCTGCTTTTTCTAATCCAAAAGAACGTGTTGAAAGTTTGCAGAAAGAATTAGCCTCCTTAAGATCAAATAGTACCACATCAACAGATAAGCCCACCAAAAATTGGCAAGCCCAATTAAGTAGATTTAAGAGGTGACATATTATGTCTGAAGAGGGAAAAGAACAAACAGTTGAAGAAATTGTTTTAGAATTAAAAACAAACTTTGATGAGGTATTGAATAAAAACGTAGCATCATATACTTCATTTGAAAAGAATGTTGGACGTATTTCTAGAACCATTGAATCAAATGTTAATGCTATGTATTCTCAGGTTACAAGTAACCTGTCTTCAATGCTCTCCTCTTCGCAGAGCACCATAAGCAAGTCTGTTGAAGGTACGCGAGCAGCAATGAAATCTATTCAGAATGAAAGCTCTAGGCTTTCTAAGGCTCACATTGACACCTTGGATCGCCTAGAGCAACTGGATAGAAAAATAAAAGATGTTATGAATGGTGACAACTCCGACGAGGTTAAAGCCCTCGATATGGAGGAATATTTAAATAAAGCAAAACAAGCAATTGATGATCTTGATAAAGAAACAAACATTGGATTTAGTAAGATTGCTAAAGGAACAAGTGATGTTCTGTTAAAAGCTTCCCAAAACACTTTAGCATCCGTAAAAGCAACTGCTAAAGGCGTTATTCATGAACTCAAAGCAAGCAGATCAGCCATTGAAGTTGTTGGCACTACGGAAACAGTTGTAAAAGGTAGTAGCGGTGTTTCTGATGCAAAGACAAAGTTAAAAGAATTACAAAGAACAATAAATG